AAAACCCCTATGGGAGAAATAGTTAAGAACCTTATGGATGAAGGTGCAAAACTGGGAGTTTCCTCTAGAGGCATGGGAAGTTTAGACCAAAAAAATGGTGCTAACTATGTGAGAGATGATTTCTATTTAGCGACTGCGGCTGATATTGTTGCAGACCCGTCTGCTCCAAACGCTTTTGTAGAAGGTGTTATGGAAGGTAAAGAGTGGGTATGGGATCACGGTGCTTTGGTTGAAGCGCATCTTGCTAAATTGAAAAAGGAATTTGATGTCAAAGAACATAAAAGGCAAACGAATAAAGAAGCGTTAGAGTTTGCTAAATTCCTTAAAATGTTATAATTTATAAATAGTATAAACAAAAAATAAGGAGAAATCCATGTCTGAACTAGATACAACAATTGAGGAGCTTGAGGCTGAAGTTCTAGCTGAACTTGAAGAAGCCAATGGTGCGGATGCTCCTATGAAAAGCGCTGCTCCCGCTGATAAACCTGAGAAGGTTAAAGATGAGGTCAACAAAGAAGAAGACCTTGGTGATAAACCAGAAGCTGCGTCGAAAAGTTCCAAAGAAGTTAGTGGAGATGCACAACAAAAGGGTGAAGGTAAACCTGATGCCCCGATGAAAGTCAAAGAAGCTGCTCATGAAGAAGATGAAGACGACGAAGAAGAAGTTGAAGAAATGAGCAAGAAAGACCTTATGGCTGCCATGCATAAAAAAATGGAAGGTATGAACAAAAAAGACCTTATGGCTACATATTCCATGAATATGGGTATGCATGAAGAAACGGATGACGGCGTTGAAGAAAGAATTTCTGATATTAACGTCAAAGAAGATGTCTCTGCTTTGATTTCTGGAGAAGATCTTTCTGAAGAGTTCAAGATTAAGGCTGCTACAATTTTTGAAGCTGCTGTTAAGTCTAAGATTCGTAGCGAAGTTGTACGGATGGAAGAAAGTTATGCCGTTCAACTTGAAGAAGCCACTGAAGTGGTTAAAGAAGAACTGTCGGAAAAAGTCGATGGTTATCTTTCTTACGTTGTTGAAGAGTGGATGAGAGAAAACGAAATTGCTGTTGAGCGTGGCCTCAAGGGCGAAATCGCTGAAGATTTCATTTCCGGTCTGAAACAACTGTTTGAAGATCACTACATTGACGTTCCTGACGAGAAGTATGACATTCTTGAAGCTCAGTCTGAAAAGATTTCTGAGCTTGAAGAAAAACTCAATACCTCTATTGAAGAGAATGTTGAGAGAAGAAAAGTTGTTGAGTCTCTGACAAGAGATGCAGTTATGCATGAAATGTCTGAGGAACTTACCGTTACTGAAATGGAAAAATTCAAATCTCTGACTGAAGAGTTGGAATTTGTGAGTGAAGAAAGTTTCCGTCAGAAGCTCGACACACTGAAAGAAGGTTATTTCCCCAAAACTGGTGGACAAGAAACTTTCGCGATTGTTGATGGAGATAGTGAAGAACCAGCACAGGACATTGATACGACTGATACGATTCAAAAGTATTTGTCGGCAATCAGTCGTACCAAATAGTGCATATTTTATAAATTAACTGTAGAAAAATAAAAGGAGAAACAAAAATGTTTCAAACAGAACATCTACAAGAAAAGTGGCAGCCAGTCCTAGATCATCCTGAACTTCCTAGAATCGATGATAACTATCGCCGTGCCGTCACAACCGTTATTCTTGAAAACCAAGAAAAAGCGTTGATGGAAGACCGTGCTTTCCTTTCGGAAGCCGCTCCTATCAACTCGACTGGTGGTTCCATTTCTAACTGGGATCCCATTCTTATCTCGCTCGTTCGTCGCGCGATGCCTAACCTGATCGCTTATGATATCTGTGGTGTCCAGCCTATGACTGGTCCGACAGGCCTCATTTTCGCGATGCGTGCTTCGTTCCTGTCTTCGGATGGTGCAGAAGCTCTGGTTGACGAAGCTCTGCCTGGTAAGGCTGGTGCTTCTAACCAAAACGCTGCTGGTACAACTGGTGGTGGTGATGTTGGTGCAACAGAAACTAATCCTGCCGTTCTGAACGACAGTCCTTCTGCTGGTACTTACACTTCTGCTACTGGTATGACGACTGCTCAGGGTGAAGCACTGGGTGATACATCCACAAATGCTTTCGCTGAAATGGCGTTCTCCATCGACAAGTCCACGGTTACCGCCGTGACTCGTGCTCTGAAAGCTGAGTACACGATGGAACTGGCTCAAGACCTGAAAGCGGTTCATGGTTTGGACGCTGAAACAGAACTGGCTAACATTCTGAGTTCTGAGATTCTTGCTGAAATCAACCGTGAAGTTGTTCGCCGTGTTTATGTTGCTGCCGTCAAAGGTGCTCAGGTTAACACGACAACTGCCGGTATCTTCGACTTGGATACAGACTCCAATGGTCGTTGGTCGGTTGAGAAGTTCAAGGGTCTGATGTTCGGTATCGAGCGTGATGCAAATGCGATTGGTCAACAGACTCGTCGTGGTAAAGGTAACATGCTGATGTGTTCTGCTGACGTTGCGTCTGCATTGCAAATGGCTGGTATCCTTGACTACACGCCTGCTCTGAACAACAACCTGAACGTGGATGACACAACTACGACATTTGCTGGTGTCCTGAATGGTCGCTACAAAGTCTATGTTGACCCGTATGCTGCCAACGTTGCTGCTTCGCAGTATTATGTTGTTGGTTACAAGGGTACATCCCCGTATGACGCTGGTATGTTCTACTGCCCATACGTGCCGTTGCAAATGGTGCGTGCGGTCGGTGAAAACACCTTCCAGCCGAAGATCGGGTTCAAGACTCGTTACGGTATGGCTGCTAACCCGTTTGCTCAAACTGCTGGTGCAGTTGCTGCGGGCGACACTCAAAACACTGATGCCTCGATTGATGATGGCGCCAATGTTTACTACCGTCGCGTTAAGGTTACAAACCTGATGTAAGACCTTTTCCACGACAAAAGAAGTATAATAGTCGTGGATCTTCAGGGGGCGCAGTTTGCGCCCCCTTTTTTTTGTTTATTGGTTTATTGGTTTATGAAAAAAAATGAAAAAAAATATCACTTGATACTTTTTTAAAAAAACTTATCACTTTGTGGTTTTATAAAACACTAAATAATTTTTGATAATGATTCCTTATAGGTGAAATAAATGAAAGATAAAATGATAAAAAGGGTGAAAAAAATGGAGTTGAATAATCCAGTAATTACTGCATTAATTGGTCTGGTGATTTTTTATATTGGTTTGAAAATGTTTAGTGGTGGTGTAAAAGGAATGGGAAATATAGAACATTTGCAATGGTTTATTGGTAATCCGATGTATATGTTCTTTGGTGGTATTATTATGACATTGTTATGGCAATCGTCTTCTCTATCAACAACAGCAATCATTGCACTTGTAGCCAGTGGTGCAGTACCATTACCTGCTGCGATTGCAGCAGTGCTTGGTGCAAATATTGGAACAACCGGCACTATTTGGCTTGCGGGTATGCTAGTGTCAGATGGTTTTCCGAAAGGTGATACATTACGAATAGCAATGGCACACACTGGTGCTAATTTGTTTATGGCATTAACACTACTTCCTTTTGTACATCATATTGCACGATTTTTAGGAAGGGTTTAAAATCATATAAATACTAGTATGGCAACAAGTTATGCAGTATCAAGACAACCAGATGTGTTGGATTATGCAAGTCCAACACAGTTTAGTTTTATAATCAATCAACTACCCAAGGTGCAGTTTTTTACTACAGCTTGTAGTTTGCCAGGTATTACTCTGGGAACAACAACTTTTCCTACTAGATTCACACAAGTACCAATTCAAGGTGATAATGTAACATTTGAAAGTTTCAGTTTGTCCTTCATTGTTGATGAACATCTTGAAAACTACTTGTCTCTTCACGATTGGATAACTGGGGCTGGATTTCCAAAGTCCACAGAACAGTTTCAAACCTTCAGAGATGAAACCTCAGAAACGTCAGATTTGGGTTATCAAAAATCAGGAACAAGAACTAGTATGGTTACAAAGTCAGATAGAAATATGACTTCTGACTCAACACTAACAATACTAACTAACAAAAATAATCCCATTGTTGAAGTTAGATTTCGCGATATGTTTCCTACCACATTGAGTGCACTTAATTATGACCAGAGTGCAACAGACGTTGATTATATGAAAGCAAATGCAACTTTTGAATATCAATTATATGAGATAATAAAACTTTAGGATGATACATGGATAAATTGAGTGAGCTCGCAGCCGAGGCTAAGCGGGATTTAGATATTGATGATACCTTTGAAAATTTACACCAAGAATCATATAAAAACCAAAGAATTCGACCCAAGTGGAATGAGTACAAAGCAAAGTACAAACTTCTAATATTTCAGTTAAAAGCTGACCATCGCAGACTATACTTAGACAAGTGGGAATACTACGCGGGTAAATCTGACCCGAAAACTTATTCCGAAAAACCGTTTGACATGAAAGTTCTCAAGACAGACCTTGACATGTATATCAATGCAGACGAAGAAACTATTGAAAGTGAAAAGAAGATTGAGTATTACAAAACAATACTGGGTCTTATTGAAGATACACTAAAAAGTATAGAGCAGAGAGGTTGGGATATTAAGAACGCCCAACAACAGCAGATACATTTGGCTGGGGGTTTCTAATGATTTTAAATGGAGTAGAATTATGATTGAATTAAACTATGCATTGAACACATTATTTTTTGTAATATCTGGTGCAATGGTCATGTGGATGGCTGCTGGATTTACTGCACTTGAAGCAGGGTCAGTTAGAACAAAAAATGTAACAGAAATTTTAACTAAAAATGTCGCACTATTTTCAGTGTCGTCTATCGCATTTTTATTTGCTGGTTATGGAATAATGTATGGATGGAATGAACCAGAAAAACATTCTATGTATGCAGATTTCTTTTTTCAAATGGTATTTGTTGCTACTGCAATGTCTGTAGTATCTGGTGCTGTTGCAGAAAGAAAGAAACTATGGTCGTTTCTAATATTTGCCACATTATTTACAGCAGTGATATATCCATTAGTAGGTTCTTGGACTTGGGGTGGCGGTTTCCTTAGTCAACAAGGTTTCTTTGATTTTGCTGGTTCTGGTATTGTACATATGGCAGGTGCAGCTGCAGCTCTTGCGTCTGTTATTATGATTGGGCCGCGACAAGGAAAATATGATGAAAATGGTAAACCACAAAATATTCCTGGCTCCAATATGCCTCTGGTTGCATTGGGTACTTTGATTTTATGGTTAGGGTGGTTCTTTTTCAATGGTGGTTCTCAACTAGCATTTTCTACAATTGATGATGCCAAAGCAGTTGGTAAGATATTCGTTAATACTAACATGGCTGCAGCTGGTGGTCTACTTGCGGCAATGGTCATGTCTAAAATCTGGACAAAGAAAGCAATTCTTAATGTGACATTGAATGGTGCGTTGGCAGGATTAGTAGTTATTACTGCTGACCCATATACACCAAGTCCAGAGATGGCGGTGTTATATGGTGCGTTAGGTGGATCAATAATTCCCTACTCAATGAGCGTATTTGAAAAATGGGGTATTGATGATCCAGTAGGTGCGATTTCCGTTCATGGTATTGCTGGTATTATTGGTCTATTGTTAGTTCCTATCTTTAATTCAGATGCAACCCTACAAACTCAAGTATTAGGTATATTTGTTATTGGTTTATTTGTATTCATAACTTCTATTGTTGCTTGGTGGATATTACATAAAACCATAGGTATTCGTGTAGGCGAAGAAGAAGAGCTTAGTGGTTCTGATATGTGGGAAGGAACAGGGAGTGCGTATCCAGAGTTTATGGAAGATGGGCTGCAAACTCTTATCAAAAAAAGAAAGTGAAAAAATAATTGGAAATGCGGGAGGTTTTTGATGAATGATGTTGATGTGAAAGTTGATGAGTATAGTTGTTTTCCCACAATGATTTACAAGTTTGAAGCAGACTTGTCTGACTATTATGATGGTATGCTAGAATACATTAAGACACAACCAATGGAACTGGATGGTATGATTCAGACCAAAGATAATTTGTACACTTTGGAAACATTCGAGCCACTGACAGAAGTTGTTCGTCATACTACAGGAAATATTCTCAAAAATCTACAGTATGATGATTACAAAGAAATTGAAATCACGAGCATGTGGGGTAACCATATGCAGGAGGGTAGATCACATCCACCACATACACATTCTAATAATGTCATGTCTGGTGTGTATTACATTGAAAGTTCAAAAGATGCATCTCCCATACAATTCTTTGACCCAAAACCACAAGCAAGTGTGTTGAAACCAAAAGGAATTGCCACCTGGCAAAATTCTTCTATGTTACAGTTTAACTCTGATGTTGGGACAGGATTAGTTTTTCCTTCATGGTTACAACATTGGGTTCCGCCTACTTCGGCAGCAAGAACAAGCATCTCTTGGAATTGCATTATTAGAGGTGACTATGGTTCTAGAGAAGAATACCAGTATGCTTATCTCTAAGAAGGATGAAGTACATCTTGTATTATCAGATGTTGAACCAGCTATCGCAGCAGAACTAAACGACTTCTTTACTTTTGAAGTACCAGGGTTTAAGTTTATGCCTGCATATCGTAGTCGTATGTGGGATGGTAAAATTCGTTTATTCAACATACATACAGGAGAAATTTATGTTGGACTCTTACCTTACATAGAAGAGTATCTGCAAAACTCAAATGTAGAGTTTGCACTTGAAAAGGGTGTGATAAGCAAAAGACCCATCTCAAGAAAAAATGTTGAGGGTTTTGTAGAATCACTAAAGCCTACTCTTGGTGGTAAAAGAATCTCACTAAGAGATTATCAGATTAATGCTGTTGCACATGCGATTGCATCAAACCGAGCTCTTCTCATTTCACCTACTGCATCTGGTAAGTCACTTATCATATATTCTCTTGTTCGTTACTATCACATCAAAAAACTGAAAACACTTATACTGGTTCCTACTACTTCACTAGTAGAACAAATGTATAAAGACTTTGAGGATTATGGTTGGAATGCAGAAACTTATTGTCAAAAAATTTATCAGGGACACGACAGAAACATAACCAAGGATGTGGTTATATCAACATGGCAGTCATTGCATAGAATGCCACCAAGATATTTCAAACAATTTGGTTGTGTGATAGGTGATGAAGCTCATTTGTTCAAAGCAAAGTCTCTCACTGGTATCATGACAAAACTAAACAAGTGTAAATATAGATTTGGTCTGACAGGAACATTGGATGATACTCAGACACATCGTCTTGTTCTAGAGGGGTTATTTGGAAAATCTAAATATGTTATAACCACTAAAGATCTTATTGATAATAAGACATTGGCTAACTTAGATATTAATTGCATTGTGTTGCAACATTCTTCTGAAGACAGTCAAAAAGTAAGAGATTTTGATTATGCACAAGAACTGGAATTTATCATCACAAAACCTGAAAGGAATGATTTTCTTGTTAATCTTATGGGGCAGCTCAATGGTAACACACTATGTCTTTTTCTATTCGTAGAAAAACATGGTCAGGTTTTGTATGATTTGTTAAAGGATAAATATAAAGACAAACCAATATTCTTTGTATATGGTGGTGTGAATACAGAGACAAGAGAAGAAATTAGAGAGATAATTGAAAATGAAAAAAATGCAATCATTGTTGCGAGCTATGGCACATTTAGCACTGGTATCAACATTCGCAATATCCACAACATCGTGTTCTCTTCACCGTCCAAGTCTAAAATCAGAGTCTTGCAGTCAATCGGCAGAGGCCTGCGAAAGACTGACACTAAAAGTACCATTCGATTATTCGATGTTGCCGACAACCTCAACGTCACTGATACTAAAGTCAATTTTTCATTAAGACATTTTTACGAACGCCTTAAGATATACAAGAGCCAACAATTCAACTATAAAGTCAATAGGGTTAAACTATGAAAGAATCAGTTACAATTCTAAAATTGACCAATGGTGAGAGTATTATAGGAAAAATAGTAGAATCTGAAGATTTTTTTAATGACACACAAAAGACTATAGATATATCTTTGCCATTAAAATTTATGCTCAGACCAAAGGCGACAGAGAATGGGTTTGCTGAATCTTTAAGCTTATCGCCTTGGATTCATCCATTAACAGATGAAGAGTACATAACTATAAATTCTCACAATGTCGTGATGTCAGTATTAGCATCGCGTGACCTTGCAAATTACTATAGTCATTGTGTTGACCAATTTAATATCGCAAAAGAGAGTTTGCTTCATGAAGCAGATGAACCCACAGATGAAGAATTAGATGAGATTGAAGAAGAGGAACTTAAAGAAATAATAAAGAATATAAAACCAGATAAAACTATTCATTAACCGCCCCACATAGGCTATTATAGGTATTCTGAAGCTGTCTGTCAAGTGTTTTTTTATAATTATCGTAATTATATTGACACAATTATATCTTTGTGGTATATTGTATCATTAAAGGAGATAAAACGTGACTAAGAAAAAAAGTGTTCATTATGTGGACAATAAAAAGTTTCTTGAAGCCATGATAGAGTGGAAAGAAAAGTGTGCGATGGCAGAAGAGGCAGATGACCCTACACCACCTCTAACAAATTATATTGGTGAGTGTTTTCTAAAAATTGCAACTCATTTATCCTATCGACCAAATTTCATTAACTATTCATATCGTGATGAAATGATATCTGATGGCATTCAGAATTGTTTGCAGTATGCATATAATTTTGACCCAGAAAAATCTAAAAATCCATTTGCATATTTTACCCAGATAATCTACTATGCTTTCATCAGACGTATACAAGTCGAAAAGAAACAGGTGCATGTTAAAAACAAGATGATTGAAAAACAGAGTTATGAATCTTTCGTAACAATGGAAGGTGATGACACTGTGTATAATATTGACCTTCCATATGATGTTTTATTAAATCGTATGGGTCCGAATGGAGAAGTATACGAGCCTAAGAAAAAAGAAGTTAAATCTAAGAAAGGACTAGAAGTCTTCATGGAGAAAGACGCTTGAAAATTGCATTGATTACGGACACTCACTTCGGTGCACGTAATG